CCCTTAATGGGTATAATGAAATACACCTGTCCTTCGATTGAGTTAAAAGGAATCAAGATAGGAGATATAGTAACTTTTATGCCTGACTCAGAATATTCATTTAGGGTTGATGAAAATAAACTTTATAGAATTCGTTCCAAAAATATTATAGCCTATGAACCTCAAAGAAACTAAATTAAAAATAATTCAAGCAGGATATAGAGCTGTTGAACAACTTATAAAGGTTGCAAAGGAAGATATTATTAAACCCGATTTAGATGACGACCTAGCTGCAGATAGATTAAAAAATGCAGCAGCAACAAAAAAACTTTGTATTATGGATGCTTTTGAGATACTATCTAAAATAGAAGGAGAAAAAGAAGCAATAGAAATGAGTGAGGGTAAGCCAACAACTAAACAAGGATTTGCTGAACGAAGGTCTAGATGATTAAAGAAATTAAAAACTGTATACCAAAAAATGTTTTGTCCAATAAAAATAGGGCAAGAAGTTGGGTATATGGTTATAATAAGAAATATGATATAGTAGTTATATCTAAATCAGGTCAAATAGATAAAGTGGTTGAAATATCTAATTTAAAAATTGGACTTCCTAAATCTCCCAAAAATATTTATTCTAGAAACGAAAGCAAGTTGAAACAGTATTGGCAAAGAAAAGAGTTGCCTAAAAATCTAGAAAGAATTAAATCCATATTCCAATGGAATGATATGCCAAATACATTTAAGGATAAATATATTGATTATATAGAAACGGAGTTTGATTATAGAGAACAAGGCTTTTGGTTTATGAATAGAGGTAAGCCAACTTATATAACAGGTTCACATTATATGTATCTTCAATGGACAAAAATAGATGTAGGATATCCTGACTACAGAGAAGCTAATAGAGCATTCTTTATTTTTTGGGAAGCTTGTAAAGCTGACTCAAGAAGCTATGGAATGATATATTTAAAAATTAGACGTTCAGGATTTTCATTTATGGGTTCTTCAGAATGTATAAATACTGCCACACTTGCAAAAGATTCAAGAATAGGAATCCTATCTAAAACAGGTGCCGATGCTAAAAAGATGTTTACCGATAAGGTTGTTCCCATAAATAGTAGACTCCCATTCTTTTTTAAACCTATTATGGATGGTATGGATAAGCCTAAAACAGAATTAGCTTTTAGGGTTCCTGCTTCCAAGATTACTAAGAAAAATATGCATGAAGTTTTTGAGGATGATATGGAAGGTTTAGATACCACTATTGATTGGAAAAATACTGACGATAACTCTTATGATGGAGAAAAGCTTTTACTTTTAGTTCACGATGAGAGTGGGAAATGGGTTAAGCCTAATAATATTTTAAACAATTGGAATGTAACTAAAACCTGCTTAAGGTTGGGTAGTAAAGTAATTGGTAAATGTATGATGGGTTCTACTTCTAATGCTTTAGATAAAGGTGGAAATAATTTTAAAAAACTTTATGATGATTCCGATGTAAGTAATAGAAACGCTAATGGACAAACTAAGAGTGGACTATATAACTTATTTATTCCAATGGAATGGAATATGGAAGGTTTTATTGACCGGTATGGAATGCCTGTATTGGAAGTCCCTAAAGTGGAAGCTGAAGGAGTAGACGGTGAACCAATCTATACAAGTGCAATCAAGTATTGGGAGGGTGAAGTTGAATCGTTAAAAGGAGATGCTGATAATCTAAATGAATTTTACAGACAGTTTCCTAGAACAACTGCTCACGCATTTAGAGATGAAAGTAAATCTTCTATATTTAATCTGAGTAAGTTATACCAACAAATAGATTATAATGAATCTATGATTAAAGACCATCATATAACAAAAGGAAAATTTGTTTGGGAAAATGGAGTTAAAGACTCTAAAGTAATTTGGGTTCCTGACAATAAAGGAAGATTTAATATTTCGTGGTTACCCTCAAGTAATATTCAAAATCACGCTCACGAAAGAAATGGAATTAAGATTCCGGGCAATGAACATCTAGGTGCGTTTGGATGCGATAGCTATGATATATCAGGAGTAGTTGGAGGTGGGGGTTCTAATGGAGCTTTACACGGTTTGACCAAGTTTAATATGGATGATGCTCCAAGCAATGAATTTTTTTTAGAGTATATTGCAAGACCACAGACTGCTGAGATATTCTTTGAGGATGTACTTATGGCTTGTGTATTTTATGGAATGCCTATATTAATAGAAAATAATAAACCTAGATTATTGTATCATTTTAAAAACAGAGGTTACAGAAAATATTGTTTAAATAGACCGGATAAGAATTTTAATAGACTTTCTAAAACAGAAAAAGAATTAGGTGGGATTCCTAATACAAGCGAGGAGGTAAAACAATCTCACGCAGCAGCATTGGAATCATATATAGAAAAGTATATAGGAATAGATTTTGAAGAGATATTTAGAAGCGAAGGAGAGATGGGAACTATGCCTTTTAATAGAACATTATTGGATTGGGCAAAGTTTGATATAAACAACCGAACTAAGTTTGATGCAAGTATTAGTTCGGGATTAGCTATAATGGCTTGTCAGAAGCATTTATATACTCCTGAAAGAAAAGAGTCAAAAATAAAACTTAACTTTGCAAGGTATACTAATACCGGCATACAAAGTGAAATAATTAGATGAAAGATGTAAAGGTAAATATAAAATCTGCAGCTTTCCCAAGTCAATTTGTATCTGACGCAGAAAAAGAAACTGATGAGTACGGCTTACAAATAGGTCAAGCTATACAGTATGAATGGTTTCGTAGGGATGGAATGAGTTGTAGGTTTTACGACCAATTCCGTCAATTTCACAGATTGCGACTTTATGCAAGGGGTGAGCAGTCAGTCGCAAAATATAAGAATGAATTAGCCGTGGACGGTGACCTAAGTTATTTAAACTTAGATTGGACTCCGGTGCCTGTCATTCCTAAGTTTGTGGATATAGTTGTCAACGGAATGTCGGACAGATTATTCAAAGTAAAGGCATATGCACAAGATGCAATGTCACAAGCAAAAAGAAGTAAGTATCAAGATATGGTTGAGGCACAAATGGTCTCAAAGGATTTTCTCTTGGACGTACAGAAACAATCAGGTTATGACCCTTTTACAGTATCTCCTGAAGAACTCCCCGCAACAGATGAAGAGTTGTCTTTATATATGCAACTTAACTACAAGCCTTCAATAGAGATAGCCGAAGAAGAAGCTATTAATACTTTATTCGAAGAAAATCATTATATAGATTTAAGAAAAAGATTAGACTATGACTTAACTGTTTTAGGTATCGCTGTAGCTAAACACGAATTTTTACCCGGCTCAGGAGTAGAAATTAAATATGTAGACCCTGCAAATATAGTATATAGTTATACGGAAGACCCACACTTTAAAGATTGTTTTTATTGGGGAGAAGTTAAGACGCTTCCTATTATAGAGTTAATGAAGATAGACCCTGATTTGACAAATAAAGATTTAGAGGAAATAAGTAAGTATAGTCAAAATTGGTATGATTACTACAACGTAGCTCAGTATTATGAAAATGATATGTTCTATAGAGATACGTGCACTTTACTTTATTTTAATTATAAGACTACAAAAAAAATAGTATATAAGAAAAAAATAATGGAAACAGGAGGAAGCAAGGTTATAGAAAAAGATGACCAATTCAATCCACCTGTAGAAATTATGGAGGAAGCAAACTTTGAGAAGATAGAAAAAACTATTGACGTATGGTATAATGGTATAATGGTTATGGGTACTAATATATTATTAAAGTGGGAGTTAGCCACAAATATGGTAAGACCAAAATCAGCATCTCAACACGCTATGCCTAACTATGTAGCTGTTGCACCTAGAATGTATAAAGGAGTAATAGAATCTTTAGTTAGAAGAATGATTCCGTTTGCCGACTTAATACAAGTAACTCATTTAAAACTACAACAAGTAATTGCTAGAACTGTACCTGACGGAGTTTATATTGATGCGGATGGATTAAATGAGGTTGACCTTGGAACAGGTAATGCTTATAATCCTGAAGATGCATTGAGGTTATATTTTCAAACCGGTTCTGTTATAGGTAGAAGCTACACACAGGATGGTGACTTTAACCAAGCTAGAGTTCCAATAAAAGAAATAGCTAGTAGTTCAGGAGCTAGTAAAGCTCAAATGTTAATTGCTAATTATAATCATTATTTAGGAATGATTAGACAGGTTACAGGATTAAACGAAGCAAGAGACGCTTCTACTCCTGACCCTAACTCTTTGGTTGGTTTACAAAAATTAGCTGCTTTGAATTCTAATGTAGCTACTCGACACATACTTGATGGAGCATTGTATGTATTCAGAACTTTATCTGAAGCTTTAACTTATAGAGTTGCAGATATTTTAGAGTACGCAGATTTCAAAGATGATTTTGTAAACAAGATTGGAAAATATAACGTCAGTATATTAAGTGATATATCTGATTTATATATATATGATTTTGGAATCTTTATTGACGTAGCTCCTGATGAAGAACAAAAAGCTCAATTAGAACAAAATATACAAATGGCTTTGTCTAAGCAGGATATTAATTTGGAAGATGCTATAGATATAAGGGAAATAAAAAATCTTAAACTTGCTAATCAATTATTGAAGTTGAAAAGAAAACAAAAGCAAGAAAGAGAAGAAAGAATGGCAACTCAAAAACAACAAGCTCAAGCTCAAGCTCAAATGCAATCACAACAAATGGCTGCTCAATTGGCAATGCAAAAACAAGAAGCTGAGTTAAATGGAAAGATGCAATTAAAACAAGCTGAAATATCTTTTGAAATAGAAAAGATGAATAATGAAGCTCAATTAAAACAAATGTTGATGGCAGAAGAGTTTAAATATAATCAACAACTTAGAGGTATTTCAGAACAAGCATTGGCTTTTAGAGAAGGAGCTAGGGAGGAAGCAAAGAAAGACAGAATCTCACAGCAGAACACTCAACAATCCAAGCTTATTAATCAAAGGAAGAATGCTCTTCCTCCACAGAATTTTGAATCAAATGAAGATAGTTTGGACGGATTTGACTTAGCTGAGTTCGACCCTAGATAGTGAATCATTTGAACAAAAATTATTTATTAACTTTGTATAAAAATTTAATCTAATGGATATAATAGTAAAAGACCTTGGGTCTGTTGACGAAAAGTCAGCATCCCAAAAAGAACAAGAAGTTCTAGATAAAGCTTCAGACAAAACATCTGAAGACACCACCGTGGAAAAGGTAGTTGAATCTACCCCACCGGTACAAGAGAGTGTAGAGGCTCCGGCTGAAACACCAAAAGAAGAAATAACTCAATCCTCAGAGTTAAAAGAGGAAGACGTTCTTTCATTTATTAAGAGCCGATACAACAAAGAAGTTGCATCCGTTGAAGACTTGTTAGCTACTAAACAAAGCAATCAAGAACTTCCTGAGGATATTGCAGCATATTTGGAGTACAAAAAAGAAACAGGACGTAGCTTTGCTGACTATTCAAAATTGAATAGAGACTTTAAAGCTATGGACGAAAAGCAGCTTCTTAGAGAATATTATTCTACTACAGAAGATTCGTTAGATGAAGATGATATTCAATATATGTTGGATGATTTTAATTATGACGAGGAAGTAGACGAAGATAATATTGTCAAAAAAAAGAAGTTAGCTTTTAAAAAAGAAGTTGGTAAAGCTCGTAAGTTTTTTGAGAAGCAAAAAGAAATGTACAAGGAGCCTCTTGAGTCAAGTGGTAAATCTTTTTCTAAGGAGCAACAAGAAAAACTCGATGCTTATAACCAATATGTAAACGATGCTCAGACCTATGAAGAGGAAGCGAAAAGGAAACGAGAGTGGTTTTTAAATAAAACCGAAGAAGTTTTTCATCCGGAGTTCAAAGGTTTTGACTTCAAGGTTGGTGAAGATAAAGTTATTACTTTTTTACCTTCTAAGAATGTGTCTGAGATTAAGAAGCTTAATTCTGATTCAATGAATTTTATCAAAAAATATCTTGATGAAGAAAGTGGATTAATCAATGATGCAGTAGGATACCATAGAGCTGCGTCAATTGCACAAAATCCTGAAAGGTTTGCTAAGTTCTTTTATGAACAAGGACAAGCCGATGCTACGACAGATGTAACAAAAAAAATAAAAAATGTTAATATGTCTACGAGGAATGCACCTCAAGTAACAAAGAAGGATGGTATGACAATTCGAGCGATTAACCCTAGTGAGGGAAGAGGACTCAAAATTAGAAGTAATAAGAATAAATAATAACATTTAAAAATTAGTAATTATGGCAGGAAATTTAGCCGGTTCTCCTAGTTTTTCTTTGCAGCCTTCTGCACAGAAAGTACCACTAGAGAGTAACTATATTACCAACTTTGATTTCTTAAATCAGTATCTACCTGATACATATGAGAAAGAATTTGAAAGATATGGTAACCGTACATTAAGCTCATTCCTAAGAATGGTAGGAGCTGAGATGCCTTCTAATTCTGACCTTATTAAATGGGCAGAACAAGGCAGACTACATATTAAATATGTAGAAGTAGGAAGTGCAGCAGCCGCAGGTGCAGCTACAGCAACATTCCAAATTAATGATTCAGCAATAGGTGCAAACCCTGTTGGTACTGTAATCACAGGAAGCAATCCTTTTGATGCACAAGGTGCTCCCGCTCTTAGAGAGGGACAAACAGTTGTGATTAATCAAAACAATGGTTCAGGTGAAAACAAAGGTATTATTACAGCAGTTGCTGTTGGTGGTAACATCTTACAATTTACAGTAGCATTCTATGAAACCGCAGGTTTAGTTACCGCAGGTACAGGTGTTGGAAATGCTGATGTAACAGTATTCATTTATGGTTCTGAATTCCAAAAAGGAACAGCAGGAATGGATGGTTCCTTAGAATCTGATGACTACATCTTTGAAAACAACCCAATCATCTTAAAAGATACATATCTAGTTAATGGTTCAGATATGGCTCAAATTGGATGGGTTGAAATTACAACAGAAGATGGAGGTTCAGGATATCTATGGTACCTAAAATCTGAGCACGAAACAAGACTTAGATTTGATGACTACTTAGAAACATCTATGATTGAAGCAGTACCCGCAGAAAATGTAGGGGGTGTAGCTTCAGGTGCTTTAGCCGCAGGTTTCATTGGTTCTGAAGGTGTATTCCACGCAGTAGGAACAAGAGGAAACTTATGGGGTGGTGGTAACCCTGATGCATTAGCTGACTTTGATGCAGTTATTGATAGATTAGACAAGCAAGGAGCAATTGAAGAAAACGTAATCTTTGTCAACAGACAATTCGGATTCGATATTGATGATATGTTAGCAGCACAAAACTCTTACGGAGCAGGTGGTTCATCTTATGGACTATTTGACAACGATGAGGAAATGGCTCTTAACTTAGGATTCACAGGATTCCGTAGAGGTTATGACTTCTATAAGTCTGATTGGAAGTACCTAAACGACCCAACAATGAGAGGTGGTTTAACTAACATCCCTGTTATTGCAGGTTCAGGTGCTATCACAGGTTTATTAGTTCCTGCAGGTTCAACAAGTGTTTATGACCAAGTTCTTGGTAAAAACGCTAAGAGACCTTTCTTGCACGTTAGATATAGAGCTTCAGAAACTGAAGACAGACGTTACAAGACTTGGATAACAGGTTCAGCAGGTGGAGCAGCTACAACGGACATTGATGAGATGAGAGTTAACTTCTTATCTGAAAGATGTGTTTGCGTTATGGGTGCTAACAACTTTGTATTATTCGAAGAATAATATTTGTAGTGTAAATATGATAAGGGTGTCTTCGGGCACCCCTATCTTTTTTAATATAATTTAATTTTAATGTAATGAAACAAAAAAAAGAAATAAAAGACCGAGTCTATAGACTCACAAGAGGAGCAGCTCCATTGAGTTTTATGCTCCCTTCCAAAAGTTCCAAGCGTAGACCTCTACTACATTTTGACAATGAGTCAGGGGAGAACAGAGAAATTCGATACGCAACTAATCAAATGAGTCCTTTTAAAGATGAACAAGATGGTAACGCTATAGTTACTCCTATTATTTTTGAGTCAGGATTATTAAGGGTTAGAAAACAAAACCAAGCTTTACAAAAATTCTTAGCTTATCATCCTTTAAATGGAATAAAATTTGAAGAGGTTGATACGGCAAAAGATGCAGCAAAAGAAGTAGAGGCAATGAATGTTGAAGTGGACGCTTTAATTGCAGCTAAAACTTTAAAGCTTGAACAGTTAGAATCTTTAGGTAGGGTTATCCTAAAAGGTGATGTTACCAAAATGTCTACAGCAGAGTTAAAAAGAGATATGTTGGTTTATGCGAGAAACTATCCCGCAGAATTTTTAGAAGCTCTTGAAGACCCTGCATTAAAATTACATTCTACTATTCAACAATTTTTTGATGAAAGAATGTTAGCATATAGAAACAAAAACAAAGATGTTTACTTTAATCTTCCTTCGAATAAGAAAAGATTATTAACTATTCCATATGGGGAAGACCCCATGCACGTCATTGCATCTTACTTTAAGTCAGATGAAGGAATAGAAAAACTTGAATACTTAGAAAAAAAACTAAGTTAGTGCAGGTACACATTTAGATGAAGGGGGGTTGATTTTTTCAACCCTCTTTTTTTTTTGTTTATCTTTGTAAAAAAGAAGTTATTAATGATAAACTCAGTACGAAATACAGTATTAGCTATTCTAAATAAAAATAACTACGGATATATTTCCCCTCAAGATTTTAACTTATTTGCCAAACAAGCTCAGTTAGATATTTTTGAAGATTATTTTTATCAGTATAATTATCAAGTAAATAAAGAAAATAAAAGATTATCAGGCACAGGGTATGCTGATATTAAAAAAGGTTATGAGGAAGTAATAGATTTATTTGCAGTAAATCTTCCCCTTCAATATGTAGGGACAAACCTTTTTCTATATCCAAGTCAAGCTACTACAGGGGCAGATTATTATTTTATTGACACAGTATTATATTCTCCATCATTAGGTGCAGCAGGGGTTTCATCTAGTGATTTTGTAGTAGTTGAGAAAGTATCCAATAGTAAGATATCTTTACTGCGTTCTTCTTTACTTACATCTCCTACTGACACATATCCTGCTTATGTTGGAGACCAAGGGAGCGCTATTTCTATCTATGGACCTGATGTTGCTAACTTAGCACAGAATGCTATTTGGTGTCAATACATTAGGTACCCAAGAGACCCCCAATGGACATACACAACTTTGACAGGAGGGGAGCCGGTATTCAATCAATCGAATCCATCTTATCAAGATTTTGAATTACCTTTAGATGATGAGCCGTCATTAGTTATGAAAATATTACAATTTGCAGGTATGTCTATTAGAGAAATACAAGCCGTTCAATTTGGTCAGGCTACGGAGCAATATGAAGATAATCAAGAAAAATAATAGTATATGTATATAACACCATATCAATATTACGAAAACGGAGGTAACCAACCTGAAGATGCAAATTGGGGTTCATATCAATTCGTTAGCTTGGAGGATATAGTTAATAATTTTTTATTAATGTATTCGGGCAATCATTCATTAGTAAACAACGAAGAAAGATATAAAATATTATTTCATGCAAAACGAGGTATACAAGAATTAAATTATGATGCTTTTAAAGAAATTAAAATTTTAGAACTTGATGTGTGTAACAACTTAAGGTTTGTATTACCACCGGACTATGTGAATTGGGTACGAATTTCAGTATTTAGAAATGGTATACTATATCCATTAACTGAAAATATTCAAACTAATTGGGCAGATGCATATCTTCAAGACAATGACTGTAGGATTCTATTTGACCAAGATGGAAATATTTTAAAACCTCAGTATTCAGATTTAGATTTTGAAAGAATAACCTCGGGTCTTAAGAGCCTTTACTTAAATAAGAACAGTATTTTTTATGGATACGAGGGTTGGTGCTGCGATGGCTATTGGTATTTTGATTATGCTATAGGTGCAAGATTTGGATTGAATACTGAAACTGCAAATGCTAATCCTACTTTTTCTATAAACAGAAAAGGTGGAGTTATTAATTTTAGTTCAGGAATGGCAAACGAAAAGTGTATACTCGAATATGTATCCGATGGTATGGAAAATGGTAATGACTCTTTAGTGAGTGTCAACAAATTATTTGAAGATTATATTTATGCATATATCGAGTATGCTATTCTAAGCTCAAAGTTAGGTGTACAAGAGTACATAGTTGGTAGGGTAAGAAAAAAGAAATCTGCTTTACTAAGAAATGCAAAGATTAGAATAAGCAATATACATCCCGGAAGATTATTAATGAATCTCAGAGGAAAAGATAAATGGATAAAATAGAATGGCAACCACAAGTAGAAATTTTGTAGCAGGTAAAATGAATAAGGGTCTTGATGAAAGACTCTTGCCTAATGGGCAGTATATAGATGCTGTTAATGTCCGTTTGGGTTCTACTGAAACCACGGAAATAGGAGCGGTTGAAAATTCCAAAGGGAATGAACAAATAACTTCTCTTCAATATAATGGAACCGCTTTATCTTCTCAGGCAACTTGTATTGGTGCTTATGCTTTAGGTGAACAAGAAACTATGTTTTGGTTTGTTCACGACCCTGCATTCGGACAAGGAGCGACAGGTAAATGTGATATGATAGTTTCTTTTGAAACCACGTCTCAAACTTTAGAGTATCACATAATTAGTATTGATGACGGAGGTGGGGTAAATACTACTTTAAATTTTCAACCTAGACAATTAGTTTTAGGTGTAGACTTTGTAGATAACTTATTATTTTTTACAGACAATTTTAATCCCCCTAGATTTATAAATATAAATAGAAACTATAATAACCCAAGTGTTACTTTTATAGACCAATTTTCTGCAGAATCTATTTTAGTTATTAAGCGTCCACCGTTTACAGCACCACTAATTACCTCTTTAGCGGGTGGACAAAATAATTACTTAGAAGATAGGTTTGTGTGTTTTGGATACAGATATAAATATGCAGATAACGAATACTCTGCAACCTCACCATTTAGTCCCCCCTCTTTTATACCGGGTCCTTTTTCGTTTTCTTCTTCTAGTTTTTTAAATCAAGGAATGTTAAATACTACAAATATTGCGGAAATTAGTTATCATAGTGGTGGACCCTTAGTCCTTGGTATTGATTTATTATTTAAAGATATGAATACCGGTACTATAAAAGTTATTGAAAAACTTATAAAAGCAGATGTTGGTATTCCTGATAATTCTATTGAGGTATATACCTTTAGTAATAGCAAAATTTTTACTGTTTTATCTGATAATGAAATATTTAGAACCTATGATAATGTTCCGTTATTAGCTAAAGCTCAAACATTAATGGGTAACCGTTTAATGTATGGGAATTATTTTGAAGGTTATGATTTAGTGGATAGAGAAGGACAAGCTATAAAATTAGAATACACAACCGAACAAATTAATACTCCTGTTGAATTTGAATCTTTAGAAGTTTCTACACTTGGTGGAACTTACACTATTGCAGGTGGTTCATCAGTAAGTATTCCAAATACAATTTTAAGATTAGACTTATCTGATGTTGAATTAGTTGCAGGAGCAAGTCTTGCTATAGAGTTAGATTTAGTACATAACTCTTGGGATGCTAGTGGAGCACAATTAACTCAAGTAAACACAAATGTTGAGCTTGTTTTTAATTATATTTTTACTCAGGATTATAATTCGGTTCAAGATTTAATTAATGACGCTGCGTTCTTAGATGCAATACAATTATTGGAGCCTGTGTTTTTAGATGCTTGTAATGGCAGTTCTTATACAGATGAATTTAACTGTGCTTTGCAACTTACCTTAGACACTAATTTTGATAAAACAGGAAGTGGTATAAACGGTATCAATGAGCCATTTTTTGTAGGCTCAGAAGCTCCCGCCAATCCTGAAGTTTTATTGCTTCAAATTAATGCAGCTCAATATACTGACAATACAGACCCGGCTAATCCAATTGTAGCATATGAATATTTGGAAATTAGTTTGGCTGAAGCTGAATACACTAAAGTGGCTAATGCTAAAAGTTTAAAAAGCAATAGAGGTTACGAGGTAGGTATAATTTATTTAGATGAATTTTCAAGAGCAACCACAGCTTTAGTAAGTCCCAACAATACTCAGTATATAGATTGTAGTGAATCGACTAGTCAGAACTCAATAAGAGTAACTATACCTCCGACTCAAATACCTCCTTCGTTTGCAAAATATTATAAGTTGTGCATTAAAGCAGATAAGGATGATTATAATGTTATATACACAAATTTATTTTTTCAAGACCTTACGTTAGGTTCTACTTGGTTTTTATTGGAAGGTGAAAATTCTCAAAAGATAGAAGCAGGAGATAAGCTTATTGTCCT